CGCGTTTGATGTTCTCCACCGCTTCTGTGACAGGTTCGATCTGCTCTTCAACATGATTCAGACGCTTCTGCTGGCGAACGGCATCGGCGGCCATTGCGGCGATCATCTCGATTTCCGTCAGCGGTGCGCGAGTGCGAAAATAGCTGTTAACCAGCTCACGCTGAACCTGCCAGGCCAGATCGTCCGTGAGGGACTTCGCCACCATCAGATATCCAGATTCGAAAAGCACAATTCCAGAGGGCGCAAACTTAGAAAACACACCTTCCGGAAGGTCCCGGCGTATAGCGTCGGAACCTAATTCAACGTAATCTACCCCCTCGACAAAGTAGTTCCTGTTTTCACGAAAATTACGTCCTGCTGTTCCATCTGGTCGTTGGTGAGCTTCGTCAATCATTGCGAATGTCACAACGCGCTGACCGCGATATTCGACTGCCGGCAGCTGTTTGTTATTGATCGTTACTGTGTTCATTTTCGTCCTCCTCAGTGCATAACCGGCTTGTCAGGCATACCTTCTTTCTGAATCTGTTCAATGAAGCTGTCATGAAGGAGATTAAAACCTTCCCGGCCCATTTTTGAGAGTTGAAGCCCGTTCTCAGCGTCCGTATCTAACATGTCCCGGTACATGCGCAGCGCCATCTGCTGGCCGAGTTCCTGACCGTATTTCTCAATGGCTAACCCTTCCACATGGCTTGCGAGTGCGAACCGCTCTGGCGCAGGATAAACACTGATTGAACCGTGCTGTCCGGAGTAGATAACTGCGGTGTCAAACCCTCCAGAATCGTTGGCAACCTCAACTGTGCCGTTCTTTGCCTGCTCCTCGGTAATGAAGACCGCAACAAGCATCCAACGCCAAATGATGATTTCTTTCTCGATGCCAGGGGTAAACCAGCCGCTTTCAATCGCTTCCATGATGCAAGCCAGCAGATCTAATCCATCCGGAATTCGTTTGTCATAGTTGCCATTGTCGAGCTGGCGAACCGCGACGGAATAACCAATGACGCGGTTACCAAAACGGATGCCTGTTGATGTCGGCTCCGGAGTAAAGGCTGAAGCAATCATCAATACACTCCTTTAGGCTTGATGGCTTGAAGTGCATCGACCTCTTTAATGAACCGGTCATGCATCGCGTCCCATTTTTCACACCATTTCTCCATTTCTCGCTTGCGCGCCAGGATGCGACGCAGACGGCGAACACAACGCTGGTGGGCGGCCAGATACTCAGCCTTTGTTTCCCCGTCTCGCCATACTTCCCTATCATCGAGATCAATACGCACCCGCGGGTGACGCTGCGGAAAACCTGAACGCTCAAAAGCCTCGGTGGTCATGAAGAAAGCCAGATAGCGGATCGCAGTATCTCGCGTGAAGCATTTTTTGATACGACCGTGACGTACTGCTACGAACAGTGGGCCAACTGGCGTATCGTGTTTCTGTAATGCCAGGTCAATCATGCTTACGGTGCGTTTATCTTTCATTTCCGGTCCTTAACTTTGCTGTATCGTTCGTGACTCATTACTTCCCAGTTCTTGCCGCCATCGCGGGAGAGTAGCCGCCAGCGATGGTTAACTTTGAGGCTGAAATTCCCGGAGCCGTGCATTCGGCAGGGGTGAATGCGCCTTGCCCTGAACTGGCTTAAAACGTGTACCGCTTTGAGGTGAACCCACTCAGGAATTCGTATCGCTGTAAGTGTCATGAATGCTCCTGCGTGATGGCTGCTGTTTTCTTCGCATGTTCGACCAGCTCTGCCACAAGCTCATCAACCAGCAGCTTTCCGCTTTCAGTCAGGTATTCGCCATGACCATTCACATCAACTGCATTCCGGTAAAGATCGCGGATAGCTTTATCGCCGGCCGCCGGGCCATGCTCATTTCTCGCCATTTTTTCAAACCGGCACAAAAGTCCGTCGAGTAATATCTCTGTCAGCTCGACAGTACTTATCCCGCCTTTCGGAAGAGAAATAACGATGCAGGTAGTGCCTGTTTTACGCTGGTGGCGTAATAACGCTGCCTTTAAAATTCGGCGTCGGTAAGTTTCAATTACGTTGTTTTTCACGGCGTTCAAACTCCGAATCCATCCACATTGAAACCTGAGCCGATAAATCAAGGCAGAGGCCAGACAGGGAAATTATTTGCTCGATATCCATATCAATAATATTGGAGTTGATTAACTCCATTAATTGATAAAGGTTATCTGCTGTATTTTTTGCGGTTTCTAGAGAACTGTCTCTACTGAGCATATTCAGACTCCGTAAGCTTTACGCATGAAAAGGTCAGATATATGGCGGTACTCGTCGCCATAGACCATAAAGAAAAGACATGCTGTTTTGTATGCCGCTTTATCGATTAACATTTACTTACCCATTTAAAAGTTGGTTAACGTGGTTGAGTAAATCGCTGTTGCATTCCCGCTATTTTTTTCATCAGGCCTGCATGTAGTAGTGGGTGAATCTCATCACATGTGGGCTTCCAGTCCTTAGCCTGTTGCATCTTGGCTGTGTGCCAGGCTAAGTGGGCTTCCTGTGTGGTGTTGAAAAGCCCAAGGTGTGAAATCTTTCCGTTTACGTTGATTCGTGCCCGAAACTTACCGGACTGTTTATGCCAGATAACACCCTGTGGGTATTTCCCTCGTAAACGGGCGCGATCACCTGTAAATAAGTTAAGTGCTGGGGGAACAAATACGCAGTATTCAGGACCATATATCTTGTTACCAGGGTGTAGCAGGTCCTTATCTAGCACATATCCATCGCGATAATTTTCTTTCCAGAACGCCAGAAAGTTTGAGAATCGCAGCCACTCTTCGGCAACAGTACATCCGGCGTAACTGTGCTCTAACTGTTCTGTGTGCGGTTTGTAGCAGCGAGATAACATGCCGCTCCAACGACGGTGAGCGCTGTGGTGGCACATTATTCCGTCGATGATAATAGTGCTGGGGAATTCTACGTCATAATGACCAACACCATACTCCAGGCTTTTTAAATGCCTACGCCGCGAAACTTTTGATTCAAGAAGACTATCTATTTCAGATTGGTTCATTTCAATCTCCTCTGAAATTTGGTTGCACGTATCCCCACCAGGGATGGTGTGATTTAAACTACCTATTAATTAATTTAATTTTATTTCGATGCTTTTCAGTAATTCATGTACCTTAATGGTATTATCGAAAATAAGTGATGCCATTAGGCAATCAGCGTCATCACTGTCTTTTCCTGAAAAATATGATTCGTTATATACGTGAGCCAGTTCCCTGAGTTTTGCAGCGCTGACTGTGGCATAAAAAATATCATCGGCAATATCATCTCTATTCCCGATGGGGGGGGGTAACTGTCTTTGCATTATTTGCTAACTCTTCGATGTATGCGTAAGCTGTTTCACGGGTTTTATCGAAAGAGCGAATGAGGCAGGCTAAGCCGCAATCAGTTTCCTCGTTCATTTCTTCGGTGTTTTTATAAATCATTTCCAGAAGAGTATTGCCTTCGGAAATCTGAGCGACGATATCATGAAGCATGTCTAATGGAGTTTTCATTTATTTATTCTCCGGCCAATCATAACCAAGTTCATGGTTTAGAACAGAAAGATTATCCCTTAACTGATTGATACAAATTTTAATGAGTGCCGCTGGTTTATATGCAACATCTGGATCTGATTCTGCGTACTCAAGCGCATTGATTACACGATCAATATCCATCGCAATTTTGTGGACAGTTCCGTTCTCGGAAAGCATTTGCTCTACATTCATTTCATAGGCTCCGTTGTCTGCTGATGAAGTGAATTTAGCAAAATGGTAAAAGCCATGCAAATGATAAATGCTAAATTATTTACTTTTTCTTTTATGTATTTGATAAATAATATAATTATTTTAATATTATTCTTCGGTGGGCATAAAAAAACCGACCATCAGGTCGGTTGGAGGGGGATAAAGATGGGGTTTACAGGGCGGGCATTTCATCATTGTCAACATAACGCGTATGCTTAACAATAGCTGAAACAAAATGCATTTTCTCGATGCTATCAGGACTTAAGGTGATGGGCCTGTGATCACTGTTTACACTTGAGAATTGATAATCGCCATCGCGAGTTTTGCTCATGATTTTTATCATGTTATGCCCATCTTTTGTTCGCACAAAAACCTCATCACCTGTATGAACTTGGGTGTTTGGCTCTATGACGACATATTCTCCAGACTGTATGCGTGGCCACATGCTGTCTCCCTTCACTTTCAGCCCATAGGCATCCCTATCCGCGCTGTATATTTGTAGCCATCCAGCGTGGATCTCTAGCATATCGATCATTCCGTCAATCCCAAGAATCGCTTCCCCTACAACTGGTACAGCTCCCGGACGGACTGATCCGCTTTTAATACTGTCAGGAGCATTGTGTGGACTATCCAGCCACCCAAACGGACGATCCAAGGCCTGTTCAATCTTTCTGGCCATTTTGTCGCCTATGTTTCGATGGCTATTGCCCCCAAGCAACTGGCTCAACTGGGCAGGGCTTATCCCGCTCAATTCTGCGAAAGCTGCTTTTGTCGTATGTCTGTCGCGCTTCAGGAACTCAACAATGAGCTGCTCAAGGTTTGATTTGCGTATGCTTTTTATGTCCATGTCAAAATAATCTCATTATTTAGCAATGTGGTAAATACACAAACTGCTAAATGATTATTGCATTTAATTTAGCAAAAAGCTAAAGTTGATTCATTGCAACAGGAGACCGTAATGAACAACCAATTACTTGCTTGGCGTAAGTGCTCAACAAAAGAGCAGTGGGCAGATCTTGCTAAAAAATCAGGCACATCTCCGGGATACCTGAATCTCATTGCTTATGGTCATCGCAATGCTTCCCCCAGACTGGCATTGGCGATCGAGAGCGCATCAAAGTCATTCGTGAATAAGCCAGTTATTACAAAAGAACAGTTGGTTTTCAAGAGCGGTTCTGAGGTGTGACATGTCACGGCATGCTGGAGGAATCATGAATCACTCTGACTTCGTACGTAAATATTCATTCGATAACCCACTTCAGCGGTTGGTCATGCTTCGCATTTTGATGGGCGGATCTATGGATGGAGAAGGGGAGCGAGTAATCGATCATCAGGTACTGTACGAATTCTGTTGCTGTTCAAAGCAGGCAATGTTTAAGGCGATCAAGGCCCTTGAACGTGCAGGTTTCCTGAAAGTGAGAAAAATTGGTGCTCTCGATACCGGGCTTGCAGTTCGTGTTGAGCCAGCTCGCGGCTACACAATCACGCCAGTTCAGGAGTTTTTATGAGTAGCAAAATTCTCGGTAACGTCTGGGACGCGTGCGCCGCGCATGACATTAAGGGAGCCA